GAGTACGCGCATCATGAGCGCAACGGCGAGCACATGGAAATGCACCCGTGCTATCGCAAGAAGTACCAGCCGCAAATCAACCTTGCCGATGGCGGTAAAGGCATCAAAAGCGCGTTTTTGCGCGTTAGCGGCTTCTACTTCTCAGGCCGTGAAGCTATCTCGTTCAACGAAGACGGATTCATAGGCATTGCGGGCTGGGCTGATGACACGAACGTTCAGCCATTTCTCAGAGCGTTTCACAAGTGGGTTTGTGAGTGGATGATTGGAGTTACCTACCGATGATTGAGACGAAGCACGCGAAGAGCCTTGGCGAGCTTTCGCGCGGTGATGCCGTCGAGCATCCCGACCATTACGCGGGAGACGGCCAGATTGAGTGCATGGACGCTATGCGCTCGATGATGAGCGGCGACCAGTACGCCTTGCCCGCCCAATCGGCCTACTGGTGGGGCTGTGCCTTCAAATACCTTTGGCGCTGGCGGCGCAAGAACGGCGTTCAGGACTTGCAGAAGTGCAAGCAGTGCATCGACTACCTGATTGCCGAGACGGAGGGCAAGAAGTGAAGCGCTACCAGATCGTACTTTGCGCCGTTGCCACCGCAGCTACCGTAGCCGCGTTCTGGTGCGTCTGCTTCTGGGCTTATCAAGCGCTTCTGGCAATCGCGCTGTTTCTAGTGTTTCTCGCGCTTATAGCGCTCACGTTTTAGGAGGTTCCGCATGGATACAAAGACCATCACGCGCAATTTCACCTACCACGCCCCGCACGGCGACCAGCCCGCGAGATTCGAGCTTTTGCGCAGCACCGCGCGAGGGCTTGCCGTGACCATTCAAGGCGAATGTCCGGAAAGCCGCGAAAAGTCGCTTGCTTTTACCAAGCTCGAAGAGTGCATCATGTGGGCTAACGCCGCCATAGCTCGCAACGAGATTGAAGGCGGTGAGCAGTAATGGACGAAAGCAAGATCACCGAGCGCGGTGTTTACGGTTGTTTGGCAGTCGTGCTGTTCTCCGTCCTGTCTATCGTGGCTAGCATCGCCGTTGGGGTTTTCTTCGGCGCTGGGTTCGGGCTTCTCTCCTACGCTCTCTTCATCGTCTTTGCGACGGTCTGCGTGCTTCGAGCCTTCAAGAAGGCCGGTAATTAGCATGGGCGGCTACTCGATAGCTTCCGTTTCGTGGGGAAAGGACAGTACCGCTATGCTCTGGAAGCTCATTGATAGCAACATGCCGCTTGACGAAGTGCTGTTCTTCGATACAGGCATGGAGTTTGACGCGATCTATGACGAGCGAAACAAGATGCTTCCCGTCCTTGCACGAAACGGAATCAAATACACGGAGCTTAGGCCAAAGAACCCGATGTGGTGGAGCATGCTTTGTCGGCCAGTAAAGAGCCGTAAAACCGGAGAGGTTCACAAAACGGGTTACGGCTGGTGCGGCGGGGCTTGTAGATGGGGTACAACTGAGAAGACGAGCGCCTTAGACGCATACGCAACCGCTCGAAACGCGATTGTCTACGTTGGAATAGCGGCAGATGAGACGAAGCGCATTGCGAGGGCAAGGCAGGACTTCAAGCGCCTTCCGCTTGTTGATTTCGGCATGACTGAAGCAGATTGCCTTGCACTCTGCTACAAGCGCGGTAACGAATGGCTCGATCATGGGGTGCGTCTATATGACGTTCTCGATAGGGCTTCTTGCTGGCTATGCCGCAATAAGAACATGCGCGAGCTGAAGGCGATACACGAACACTTGCCCGTTTATTGGGAGCGTCTTATTGCGCTCGAAGGCGTATGCGGCCAGATGAAGAGCAGGCCACTTTCTGAAATCGCGGGGGCGTGAAATGAGCGTTAAGGTCAAGCGCGGTGCAGATGGCGTTTTCGAGTGCCGTTTGTACCTTGGTCGCAGCATCGACGGCAAGGCGATTCGCCCTTACAAGCGGTTTCCGAACGCTGCCACCGAAGAGGAAGCGCGAGCCCTCGCCGAGACGTGGGCGGCTTACGTGACGGCTGACGGAACGGTGAGAAGCGCCCGCTTGACCGATTTGCTCGAAGACTACGTGCAGATGCGTGAGCGCAACGGCGCAAGCCCGAACAGCATTAAGAGCTATCGGCTGTTCTGTCGCTATGTCGCACGTTACCTGAAGACCGCAAACGCACGCGATCTCGGCGTTATGGACTTCAACAGATTTGAGCAACGCTTGCTCATGGCAAAGGACGAAGGCGGGCAAGGGCTTTGCCGCAATAGCGTTATCAACGTCCACAACTTCCTGCGCGGCGCTTATAACCACTTCGTAGACGCTGGCATTTGCGACGCTAACCCGCTGGTGTACGTCGCCAAACCATCGCCGGAACGGCACGAAGCTTCGGCGCTCACCGAATGGGACTTCGAGGGCTTCAACGAGAAGCTAGAGGGCGCGCTTAGCAAAGAGATCAAGACGAAGGCCGATTACCGCGCCGCCGTCTACGCCTTCGCTTCGTGGCTGTCGCTCGTTACCGGCATGCGCGTTGGCGAGGTCTGCGCGGTGCAGCGCATCGACGTTAAGCGCGCCCTGTCTTACGTCCACGTCGGCGGCAACGTCATTGAGGGCAAAGGCAAGAAGCCTTATCGCCGCAATGTGACCAAAGGCCGCAAGTGCCGCAACATCGCGCTCACGCAAGACGATATCGCGGTCATTGATGCCTTCACGAAGCTTCAGAGCGCCGTTCTGGGGCGTTTGGGCGCAGATTGCCCACTGGTGACGCTAGACGGCTCATATATGCGCCCAACGACGATTTCACGGGCTTTCAGCCGTATACGCTACGCATGCGGACTGCCGCGAGAGATCACGTTTCACAGCTTGCGTCACACGCACGCTTCGTGGCTTATCGCCAACGGCTGCGACCTGAAGACGCTATCTGAGCGCATGGGGCACGCGGACGAAGCAACGACGCTTCGAATCTACGGCCACCTGATGCCCGGACGCGACGCGGCGGCAGCTCAGCTCTTCAGCGAAGCGAAGCGCCGCGCGGCGGGTTAGGAGGTGTGCCAAAGGTGGACCAAAACGCCGTTTTCGGGCATCGCGGCGACCGAGGACGAAACGCGAGATAAACCGCCGCTTTCGGTACGGGTTAGAACCGCCCGTGCCAGATAAGAAGTAATTATCAGGCAATCGTGAGAAGGGAGGGTGCCAGTGGAGCCGCAAACGTTCGATTTCAAGCCTGACGCGCCGAAGCTAAGCAAGGAAATGCAAGCGACGTTGGCTAAGACCGAAGCCGCCCTGAAGCGGATGTGGGAGCGCGAGAAGCAGGAAGCGCAGACGGTCTACGAGATCACGATTCCCGCCCAAACGCTGACCATCGTTGGCAAGGAGCACGCGGAGCACGTCTTGAAGTCACTGAAGGCGATTCGGGTTTCCGGCACCTACCGCGTCACGAAGAAATGAGGTGCGATGAAGACCATTGAGCTTAACGACGATGACTGGGCACGGCTCAAACGCAAGCTCATGACGCAGAGCGTTGACGATGCCATGAAGGACTACACGCCGCCCGTCAAGCTTACGCACGGCAACGAATACATCACCTACGAAACAGGGGGTGAAGAAGACAATGAGCGGTCTAACGAATGAGCAATGGAAACGTATCTTCAACGGTGTTGCTGACAGGGCACCAGAAATCTTCAAAGACTGCGATTTGCAGTTCTCAATTTCCGTCCGCAACGAGGACGGAACCGAAGAAACGATTTACGAACACGAAGGGAAGAAAGATGATTCCGACATTGACAACTGAGCAACGCAGAGAAAACCTTGAAAAGGCCAAGGCGGCACGGCAGCGCCGCGCCGCGATCTTGAAGGGCGTTGCCGACGGCTCCTATACCGTCCCCGACGTGCTCAACATGGCTTTCACCGATGATGCGGTGTCGCGAATGAAGGTGTTCACTCTCATCAAGGCTGCACCGGGCTACGGATTTGCCCGCACGCAGCAGACCATGCGCAAGCTCCACATTTCCGAATCGCGTCGCCTTCGCGGTCTTGGGGCGAATCAGCGAGCGGCGCTTGTCGAACTGTTCGGGGGTGCGCGGTGAGCCTTAACAAGATCACGCTATCTGGAAATCTCGGTGCAGATGCCGAGCTGCGCTATACGAAGAGCGGAAACCCTGTCGTTTCGTTCTCGCTTGCTGTCAACGAGCGCACGCCGAACGGAGACGGAACGTGGGGCGAATACACCAACTGGCCTGATTGCGTTATGTTCGGCAAGCGCGCCGAAGCGCTCGCGCCGTGGCTTCGCAAGGGTACCAAGATTTCGCTTCTCGGACGCATACACACGCGCAGCTACCAGAAGGACGGACAGAGCATCAAACGCTGGGAAGTGCGCGTTGATGATGTGGAACTCATGCAGTACAAGCGCGACGCGCAATCGCCAGCACAAGCGAACGCAGCCGCGCCCGGTCTTGCGATGGCTACCGGCGACCCGTCGCCCGTTGCGTCAGTGCAACCGGCAGCGCCAGACCTTTACGACGATGACGTACCGTTTTAGGAGGAAGAAGGATGTTCGGAATCAAGAAGAAGGGCGCAGAGATCAAGCAGCCCGTTTATGTCGTGCTCGTGCCGGAGGTCGCGGCATACGCCAGTGCCGCTTCGTTCCCGGTAGATTCGGCGGGTAAGCTCGTTTTTCTCAACGACACGGTGGAGCATGAGGGCAGCGAATATCAGGTTGTCGCGATGAGCCACCGAAACAAGGTTGTTATCCGTCCGAAGGGTCAGACTTACGGCGGCAAGTGGGTTAAGGCTGGAAGCGTGCGCGTCACGCGTCATGTTCTGGGGGTGCGCTAATGATTGGCAGGAAGCTTCGCGCTAAGAAGGTCAATGAGGGAATCGAGATGCCGCGCTATGCGCATGAGGGCGATGCTGGGCTTGACCTTCGCATTACCGAGACTGTCACGCTCGAGCCGATGCAGAAGTGCGTTGTCGGTTGCGGCCTTGCCGTCGAGATTCCGAGCGGTTGCGTGGGGCTGGTGTTCCCGCGCAGCGGCCTTGCGGCAAAACAGGGCATCACGCTTTCGAATAGCGTTGGCGTTATCGACAGCGGCTATCGCGGCGAGGTCTGCGCGGCTCTCATAAACCAGAGCTACGAGACAGTTACGCTCGAAGCTGGAACGCGCGTCTGCCAGCTTGTCGTGATGCCTTACGTGCCTTGCGAGCTTGTGCCGGTCGATGAGCTGAGCGACACCGAGCGCGGCGCGGGCGGATTCGGCAGCACGGGCGTTGAGTAGGTGGTTGGCATGCTGGCAATCATCGGCGGAAGGCAAACGGGCAAGACCACGTGCCTTATCGCAATGTCGAACGAGACTGGCTATCCAATCCTGACCGCAACGCGCGGAATGGCCGAGAACATCGAGCTTATGGCACGTAAGATGAACGTTCAGATTCCGCCCGTCCTGTCGTTATCGGGCATGCCGCTAAATGGTTCGCTCATGCGTTGTGAACGCGTGCTTGTTGATGAACTGGGGCTTGTGGCTGAGTACCTTATCGGCGCTGAGGTTGTGGCTGCTTCTATTGACGGCGTGGCGCTGGTAAAGGCTCAGCCGCCGAGCACAGACCTTGCGAAGCTTGGGCTATGGGAAGCCTTCAAGCTTTGGCGCGAAGAGCGCAAGCGCGCACGATCTGGCGGTGACGGCATGTGAGGGCAAAGGAGTATTTCGAGGGCATCCGCGCCGAGGTGGTGAAGACCGACAGGGCGCGGGAAATGCTCGAACGCATGAAGGCGCGTGAAGGAGCCAAGGCGCAGAGCTATCAGGCTGGCGGCGGGAGTGGAGACGTCAGCGACCCTATGGATTCGATATCGCGCCGCATAGACTTCGAGGGAAGGTTGAAGAAGCGCATTGCCGATGCAGAGGAAGCCATAGACGAAGCGTGCGAAGTGCTATACGGTGCTGACGGTCGCGGAGGGCTTGCGAAGCTGAAGGGCACGCGATACGCAGACGCTATCTGCATGGGGTATCTGCAAGCGCAGCCATGGAGTGAGATTGCCGAAATCATGCAAGGTTCGGTGCGGTGGTGCCACGCGCTTTGCGATGTAGGTTTTGCGTACATTGACGAAGTTGGATGGGCGCATGTGAAAAGCGCCTGATAAATCGTTGTTCACATCAGTTCACTACTTCTGCTAGAATTCGGTACGGTGGATTAGGTCAAGGCCACGGGCAGTCGCGCTCGTGGCCTTTTTGTTTGGAGCGTTGGCAGAGTGGCTTATTGCGCACGGTTGCTAACCGTGTGGCGCGCCAGCGCCCGTAGGTTCGAATCCTACACGCTCCGCCATATCTCAGGGGGTGCGCCATGGCTAAGGACTTCTCGCGTGCCTTCTACTCATCCGCCGACTGGGAACACGCCAGAGACGCGGCGCTGACGCGCGACGCTCACCTATGCCAGCACTGCTTGCAGCAAGGAGAGATCACGCCCGCCGTCATGGTGCATCACATCACGGAGCTGACACCAGCGAACGTCAACGACCCGAACGTTGCGACCAACCTAGACAACCTCGTTAGCCTTTGCGACCGATGCCATAAGAAGGTGCATGGTTGGATAAGGCAAGGCTCAACGCGTCAAGGGTTGGCTTTCGACAGCGACGGGAACTTGATATCGCTTTCAGACTGACACACAAACACGACACAACGCGGCGCAAGCGCGGGAAATCGAACGCAAAACCGCAGGTAGACCCGCGTTACAATCCCCCCGGTCTGAAAAACGCAGACGGTGCCTAGGGCACCAACGCCGGGAGGTAATTTCTTGCGCGTGACGGATTTTCGAAAGGGGGTGGTCTTGCTATGACGGCAAAAGTAGGCAATACTTCGAAAGTTTCGACCGCAGTCGCGGGGAATAGCCCGCCGAAGCGGAGAGTTGCCAAGGAGAAGCGCGTAGAGAGCGAGCTTCGAAAGCTGCGCGAGATCACCAAGGGCGCTATCCCCGATGAGAAGCGAAAAACCGTCATGCCGCTGCTTGCGAACCTCGCTTTTCTGAAAGTCAAGCTTGACGATGCCCGCGCCGATCTGCTCTACGAAGATATCTTCACCGAGTATGACAACGGCGGCGGGCAAACCGGGCTGCGCGAGCACCCCGGATTCAGCGCATACAACAAGCTGTTCACTACGTTTTCGCGCGGCGTGAAGCAGCTTACCGACATGATGCCGAACGGCACCGCCGCTGCCGACGCGCTCATTGACTTCATCAATGAAACGCGGTACGGCTAGGGCGAAGTCTAAGGGCGGCTCGTGCGAGCGCGCGATACGCGAATACTTCGGCGGCATACTGAGCGGCGAGATCATAGCGTGCGAGAAGATGAAGCAGGTTGCCGCTCATGTCCTGCGCGACATGGACAACACCGACCCGCTCTATCCGTACCACTACCGCGAAGAGTTCGCGCAGAAGCACGTTCGGTTCATCGAAAGCTTCTGCCGCCTACCGTCCGGGCGCTTAGGGCACGATTTCAAGCTAGAGCTTTTCCAACGCGCCATTCTGTCGGTTGTCTTCGGCTTCGTTGACGCAGAAGGCGTGCGGCAATACCGCGAAGTGCTCTGGATTATGGGGCGCAAGAACGGAAAGACCGCGCTTGCGTCTGCGATAGAGCTTGACTTGCTCGTGAACGACGATGAGGGCGCGCCGGAGG